TCTAAATAACTCTGCATGAGCTAAATTTAAATATTTTAAAAATACTTCTTTATCTTCTTTACTCGGTTCATCTAATCCAATTCCAAGATTAGCAATTAATGAAATAATTTCTTCAATTGTCACAGGCTTCGCCTGTCATATCACTACTAAAAACATAGCTTTTAATCATTGCCTAAAACAATTAATGCTTGAATATAATCTGCTGCTGTTAATAAAGTAGCAGCATTATTTGATCGATCTCGAACATATAAACTAGAGCTGTCAGCAGATAGTTTCCATCCAATAGAAGAGCGATGACTCGCATCAGCTGGATTATGTTTACCATCGAAAATAATATTCCATTCTGCGCCGTCTAAATGAAATACAGAAAAATGAATTACATCTTTAATTTTAGCTCCTTGAAATTGAGCTATTAAACAACCATTAGCATGTTGAGTTTGTCCTGCATTTGCTCCAACATCTGCAGCTGTTAATGTTCGTTTAATTGATTTAAGTGTATAATCTTGCCCATGCACAATTAAAGCAGATACAAGTGCTGCTCCTGTTGCATTTCCCTGTTTTGCATATCTTAAAATAGCCATTTCTACCTCCTCCGCATTGCTTACGCAATTCTAACAAATGAATGAATAATACCTCGTTCGACTTTATTATTTGGATTTTGAAAACTCGGAAACACAAATGCTTTTTGTCCCCTGATTTCACAAACTGCCATAGCTGCATTTAAATTAAAATCTCTGTTTTCTATTTCAAACCAAGGTCTTTGTGCCCAACATAATCCAAATGCTTGTGCTCCTATAAATAAATTCCAAGCTGCTACTTGAGTATTAGTTACTCGATATCGCGCTAATTCAGGACATTCATATATCATGACTCCTTCAATCATACCGCGATATCGAGCACCACTAATTCCTTCTGGTTGATCATTATTTTGTATTACTCCTCTATACATGAAATTGGTCCATGCAGGATCAGCAGCCAGTGAAACATAAGAATCAGGATCCATGAGATAAACATATATTTCTTCTGGAAATCCGCGTTTGTTTTTTAATTGTATAGGTTTAATTCTGCTTTCTGCTTCCAGTGTTAATCCGCCTCTTACAGCTAAAGATTTTAAAGCTCTTATATGAGATACAGATAATCCAGCATGACTATAATCTGCTGCTCCATTCATTCCACCTACAGCAGTAAATATACTAGCGTTATGATTATGTCCATTATAAATTGCTCTATCTGCTGTAGGACCAGTTCCTCCATTGCCAGAATTATAAAGACCTCCATCATTAAGCTTGCCGCATGCACTATCTAAAATGCTTTTAATTAAATTCCGTCTTTGTGCATTTAAAAGTAATGGCTTTAATGAATCATAAACATCAATTGGAGTTGATTTACGTACAATTGGCACTCCCATTAAAACATCAACAAACCTAAGTAAATTAAGTTTAATTTCATCCATGTAAATTGTGACTTCTTGTTCAGATCCAGCGGCCTGATCAAAACCAATAATTGGATTCTGATAATTAATGTCTTTTCTAAATCCAACTCGATAACTTAATCCATCACCGTTTTGAGTTTCAAAAACTTGTATTGCATCTTCAGAACTAGATCCCATAAATACAGTTAATGGAGTTAATCCTAAATATTCTTCGAAATATTTAGCTCTAACTTTATATGGTATTAATCCTGAATCATATTGATTTGGTATTGCTGGGTTATGTGGCATTTCAATCTCCTTCTTTTAAACAACTGCACATAAACAATCATTAGCTATACTAATAACTGATAAGCATCCCATAGATGCTCTACCATTACAGCTTTCTCGAAAAGGGAAGGAGATTAACTCAGCCTCTTCTGCAGAAAGGTGAAGTATAAGACGCAGCCTCTTTTTATAAGAACGAAGACCAGTAAACTGGGAAGGCCGTTCTTTAAAAATAAGGGAAGGCGCTTACCTTCTTATTCCCATTCTTGATCTATTTAAAATCCCCCCAAGAGAAACGTCGCTTTCTGAATTAATTCCCGCGCCGCTTCCATTTGGCAACTTATAAGATGAAGATGTGGAATATTCCTCATTATTCTCATATTTTAATAGATCTTTCTTAAGTTTGTCAATCTTTTGTTCATATTTTTTCTTTAACTCCCGGATTCCTCCAGCTTCATAAACATCTTTAAATACATCTTCATTATATTGTTTGCCGATTTCTAACATTTTCTTTGTCAGTGACAGCGAATCGTTTTCTAATGATTTAAGAGAACTAAAAACTTCCTCTAGTTCTTTTTCTGAGCCGTTTTGCAATAAATGATAAAAAGCGCGAACATTCTGATCAATGTCTTTAGATTCACTATATTTTCTAATATTATCTAATTCCTGTTCCCATATTTTACCGTAACGCATTAATATTGGTTCTTGCTCAACTTCTGGTTGTATTGTTTGAGACAGCAGCTGCTCCGCTTCTTCTTCTGTTAATAGTCCATCTTTAATATATTCTTTGATTTTCTGCTGAACAGATTTTAATCTCTTATTCGCTTCTCGACCCCAAACTTGAGATTCTTTTAAACGCTTCTCTAGCTGCGATTCCTGATGCGACTCAGGCATTGATTCTGGCTTTGATGTGGCTTCTTCTTTCACAGATGCAGAAGAATCTTCTGCTCTTGTATTTACAGAAGATTCTTCTGCTATTTCTTTCACAGAAACACTTACTTTATCTTCCAGTGATTTAGCTTTCTTTAAAACACTATCTATTGGTTGTTGTTCGTTTTCCATTTCATCTCCTTTCATTGAATTACATTACTTTGTGGTTGCAGAGGATTAAGCATTTGCTGTGGCTGCTGACTCTGTTGCTGCGGATTCCTCATAGTTTGCTGTTGCTGCAATTGCTGCATTTCTTGTGCTATTTCTTCCCAATCTCTAAATCCAAGTAATTTCATAATAGATGGTGATTGCATTATTAATTGCGCATTTGCATTTGATAATATAGTTTGCAAACTTGCTCTTTTCTCTTCTATGCTGCTTTCAAAATCAGGTACTTCTTCTACATAAACACTTAGTGGTATGCTTCTTACGTCATTAAAAACATGTTTCTTGCCTCCAACTTCACGAACTATGTTTAAAATAATAGTTTCTTGTTCTTCTTCTGTTAATATTTGAGCTAATAAAAACTCACTTCCTCCACCTTGCAATAAATTCAATAGCATTTGTCCTTCTCGCTCTTTCATTGAACGTAAATTATCAAATGCAAAAACCTGATTCCTTACACTATTAATTTGTCTGTTTTGTATTGCTATTCCACTTGTTGCATTTGTTGGTTTGCCTAATGCATCATCATAAATTCCTGATACTTGTTGTAATTCTTGATCAGTTCGCTGCAACATTTCAAATTGACCTTGTGCTAATGACATATTGGATTCTATTTTTAAACCTTGTCCTGGAGTTTTTAGCAGTACACTATCACAACGACTGACTTCTGATCTAATTGCTTCTATTGACATGCCGGGAAATGCATTTATATCTGCTTCTACTCTAAATGAATTTAAATTATGCACTAATCTCGTTCTTCTATAATTAGATTCTCTTTGTAAGTCTTTCATAACAGATATCCAACCATCTGGAACTCCATCTTCAAATCTGCGAGTCCAAATACTTGGTATATACGTAAAATCAGGTAAATCCGGTAATGAAGGAATTAATGGTGCATGTTCCAGTAATATATCTCCTGTAAATATAGATCTCATAATTTGATATGAATTTATTTCTTCTATATCAGAACTTAATTCTTCAGCTTCTTCTTCATTAAATGTTTTAAAATAATTCCCTTTTAAATCTAATCCAGAATATGCTTTTTTAGGTTTTTTATATTGCACTTCCACAATTAAAATTCGACTGCTAGTTCCACCATTACCGCAAGCATATACATCTGTAAATCCTTGTAATCTCATGCTAAGTTCGCCATCAACACTTCCAGCAGAACTGTATTGAGAAGCAGGAGAAAACAAGCTATTAAAATATTCTTTATGTTTAGGCCATAATTGTTTAGCTTGCATAATAGATATCCAACGCAATCTAATTACAAAATTCATCTCGAGAAGTTCTGGCGTTAAATCATCTGGATCAAATAAAACATTAAACGGATTTACGTATTCATATAAAATATCATCGCCATTTTTATATAAATTACTCCATCCAATACCTGTAATTAATGCATCTCTGAATTTCTGTGATGCTTTATGTGGCATTTTATTATAAGTTTGAACATGATAACCTAAATGAGTTAATGCTTTTGCTAATTTCTCATCTCTACCTGAATTATCTCTAAATGCTATTCTAAATCGGGTTTGAATTTCTATACCAGAAACATAATTTACAAGATTTTTAATTTTATTAACTACTATTGCTTCTTGTCCTCGATTGCGTAAAATCTCTAAAACATGTTCTGGCCATTGTTTTGTGCCATCATAAAATCCAAAATCTTCTATAGCTTTCTTCCTCCATGATAAAATCATTGGATGAGAATCAGCATAGCGAAAATACCCTTTAACTTCTTCTAATACTTCTCGCTGTTTCTCACTTTGATTGTAAAACATGCTATATTATTATACTTAAGAAAATTAAGCTTTTCTACATTAATATCCACAGATTATTAACAGACTTATCCACTAAATCTGTGGATGGGCTTTTATGCATATTCAGTTGTTATAGAAATTATTCTTTTGTTATTTAGATTCTGATCGAGATTCGGAACTACTGCTTTTCTTATTTCTTGATTTGTATTTATGCTTACTTTTTTCTTTGTTTCTTTCCTT